GTGCTATAATTCTATTTGTAAACAACGGAGCCTGACCCATGCAAGATGTTATCGCAGCTCTGGACTACACTCAGCCCGCTTTTCGCACCCGTTACATGCAGTGCTTGAACTGGATCAACACCGAGTGCGATCAGCGCGAACTCAAGGCTGAATTGGTTCAGTTTGCCCACACACTGGGGCAAGCGGCGGCTGCCGAGTTGGTTCCTGTCAAGCGTGTGGGTGTGGAAGGCAAGATTGCCTATTGCCTCAACCGCGGCGCTCGATTGGCGCCTGCCAGCCGCGAGCGCATTGTCAACATGTTGGTTACCTGGACGCCGGGCGACGAAGACCAAGACCAAGACGCTGTGGTGCAGTTCGACGAGATTGACCACACCACCGCGGGCCGCAAGATTGTCATGGTTGTCAACTGCCACAGCCTGCTTGACAATGCCCGGGCGCTGGTGGGCGCAAACAAGCTCACACTGCGTGAACTGCCTGACTATGTGCGCAAGACCGTGGCTGAGCGCGGCGACAGCAAGCCTGCCATTGTGCGCGAGCTGGTGAAGTATTATCAGGAACGGGTTGAAGATGCCCTTGGCACGCCAGCTACCCGTGATTGGGTCAAGCCGCTGCAAGTTATCCTCAACACCTTGAACCTCATGATCAGCAACCGTGCCAGCGTCAAGGCCGGCGCTCGCGGTGCCCGAGCCAGAAAGATGGCTGCAACTGCGGCCCAGCGTGATCGCCGCGGCGAGAAGGCTGCTGGCAAGGTGCAGACCCGTCAAGACGATAATGAACTGGGAATCAAGAGTGTGGATCCAGCCAATGTGGTTGGCGCCACAGCCGCAGTGCTTTATAACACCAAAACCCGGCATATCGAAGTGTATGTGGCCACTGTGGGTGTGCTCAGCATGCAGGGCAAGAGCATAACAGGCTGGGACAGCAATGTCAGCATGGGCAAGACAGTGCGCCGGCCCGAGGAGACGCTGCCGCACTGGAGCCGCGCCGGCACTGTCAAGCGCTTGTTCGTGCTGGGCAACGACATCCGTGGCAAGAGCTGGACAGTGACCGGCAAGATCAGCAAAAACCATATTATTCTCAAGGTGATGTAATGTATAAAACATCTGCGCAACACTGGCCCGACCTCAGACCCATTACACGCTGGGTGGAAAAGAATTTTGGCGATGCAAACAGCGGACGATGGTGGCGGGAATATGCTGGCGGTATCGGCACAGTGAGAGTGCGTTGGTGTTTTCGTGACAAACAGGATCTGGATTTATTCCTTGAGATGTGGGATATGCGAGCTTGACACAGAGCTGAAGTGTGCTATTATGTAGAGGTAAGGAACCAAACACATGATGCTGACGGATTTGTGCAAAAAGAACCTAATCCATCCACCGCGGTGGCTGCCGCATAACACTGTGATGTTGGTGGTTATGGGCAGCCAGGCATACGGCGTGGCCAAGGACGACAGCGATCAAGACATTTATGGTGTGTGCATCCCTCCCCGGGACCTGGTGTTTCCACACCTGGCTGGCGAAATCCCGGGCTTTGGCCGTCAGATCCAACGCTTTGAAATCTGGCAGGAGCATCACATCAGGGACCCTGACAAAAAGGTCGAGCACGACTTTGCAGTGTATGGCATTGTGAAATACATGCAGCTCTGCATGGACAACAACCCCAACATGATTGACAGCCTCTACGTGCCTCGCAACTGTGTGATTCACAGCACCGCAATCGGCGAGATGCTGCGTGAAAACCGCCGCATGTTCCTGCACCGGGGTGCATGGCACAAGTTCAAAGGCTACAGCTACGCTCAAATGAGCAAGATACGCAACAAGGTCAACAGCACCAATCCACAACGTGCTGAGACAATAGAGAAATGGGGCTATGATGTCAAGTTTGCCTACCATGTTGTGCGCTTGTTGAACGAGGTCGAGCAGATCTTGGTTGAAGGAGACCTGGATCTATTGCGCAACCGAGAGCAGCTCAAGAGCATACGACGCGGTGAGTGGACGCTGGAAGAACTGGAGGACTACTTCACCAACAAGGAGCGGGCGCTGGAAACGGCCTATGCCAACAGCACATTGCCCCAGGGTCCTGACGAAGCCAAGATCAAAGCACTGCTCTTGGATTGCCTGGAACAGCACTACGGTAACCTCAGTGCCGCAGTGCAGCGCCAACCCAAACTTGACAACGTTCTTGACGATCTACAGGCTGTTTTGAATAAGTATCGATAACAGAGGATCACATGAAGACCATTTTTGTCATTTACATGATTGTCAACGGACAACTGAACCCCAATCCACTTGTGCTGGATGCGCTGTCAAGCGACTGCCACAGCGAGAAAATGGTTGTGGAAGCCTTGAACAAGTTGAACAGCACCCTGCCCTTCCCCACACTATACACCGGCATGTGCGGGCGTGTTCCCCGCACATTCCTATAACAGGAGACCACCATGGAACCCAAAGGCAAGCCTGAATTTCCCCGCATTGTGATGCGCTGGACGCAACGGCTGGACCAAGACGATCAAGATCCTGCCAACGTACCCAGCGACGACGAAATGCAGAACCTCATGAGCGAGATGTTTGAGGCTCTCAGGGCAGCTATTGCACACGATGAACAGGATCCCACCATTTTTGATCTGGCCATACTGGACGAACAGGTTCAGGGCGACGAGCACCCTGAAGCACTGGCTTGGATCATGAATGCCTACCACAAGATTCAAGACGAACGGCGTCTGTGATGTTTACCGAGTGGAGCCAGGAGTTCACCCGGAACGGCAGCAAACTGGAAGGCAAGTTTTGGCGTTTCTTCCCGGAGTATGTTTTGAGCGATGTGGAGCCGCGTATCAAACTACGCAGCGCCAACTTGCCTCAGGAATCTTTCACAATCTCGGGCAACAGCGAGGCAGAAATCCTCAAAAAGGCCCAATACAAGATTGCCGATGCCGAACGCCGGCACGGCCAGCAAGATGCCCAGCTGGATGTGATCCGTGCAGAACGTCTTGCGCTGATACGGAGAAAGGCATCATGATGCGTCTATTGAAGTTCCTGTTCACTGGGGATTTTCATCACCACAAGTGGAAGATTCTTAAAATCATCCACTTAATAGATGCCCGTGGCAACAGCGAGGGACACAAATACCATCTTCAGTGCGAGCACTGTGGCAACTTGAAATTTGTTGAGACCAATACGGTATCCGGTCACATAAATCTTGGTTGACAAGATACGCAACAAATAGTATTATAACGTATGAACACAAACAAACATTTGATGATGGATCTGGAAACACTGAGTACGGAACCCAATGCGGTTATCTTGACTATTGGTGCTCTGTGGTTTGATCCGTTTAGTGATGCCGAACCTGGACCGGGTTTCCATGTGCGTGTGGAGATTGACAGCCAGGAGCGACATGTAGATGAGGACACTGTGAGCTGGTGGGGTCAACAGGACCCCGAAGTGCAAGCCGAAGCATTCAGCTCGGACAATCGTCATCTACTATCTGATGCGTTGAAGGATTTTGCAAAATTCTCCCAAGATGCTGATGGCTATTGGAGCCATGGCACAGTGTTTGATGTTTGCATCCTGGAAAACGCATTTATCGAACAAGGTATGCGCGGCTGGATACCTTGGAAATACCATCAAGTGAGGGATTGCCGCACTGTGCTGAAAATATCCGACACAGTGATGGACCGCAACAGCGGGGGAGCACACAACGCTCTCATCGACTGCTACAATCAAGCACTTGCTGTTCAACAGGCAACAGCAAAAATGAACCTACATAAACAGCAAACGGAATAAATAACATGACGTAAACTTGTTCACTTGTATTGTAAATTTGAAAATCTCCGCGCAGATCCTGGTATCTGGCAGTTGTGGGAATAAAAGACTAACTTGAAAATAAAAAAAGCGATCTGTGAAATAGCCTGGAAGCAATTCCAGGCTATTTCATTTGTGTGATGTCGGTGCCCGCAGGTGCATCAACAGGTGTGCTGAGCCAATTCAAAATCTTGCGGCGGGAGACACCCATTTCCAACTGCGGTTTGTCGTTTACTATTTCAAAAAATCTGTCACCAAACATGGTCCGGTATTGGTCTCGGTTGGCTTGAATGCGTCTATGCACACCGCGAGCATAAGCCTCGTCCACTTTGCGACCGGTTCTTTGTTCACGGACCCTGATGCGATCCAGGCAAACATCAAGAGGCGCATTTACCAACACCATGCTGACATCATATCCGCGCTGTTGCAGTTGTTTCTTGACAAACTCCACCTCACTGGGATCAGGGTTGGTGCCATCCAGGATAAATCCCAACCCTTGTCCGATAAACTGATTGCGTAATCTAATGGCTTTTTCTCGCTGTGGGTTGAAACTCAACTCATCCTCTCTGAGAGATCGTTGCAACAGGCTGTGGATGTAGTCGGGATCGACAATCTTGAGTCCCCTGCCGGCAAACAGGGCATCTCTCACTGTGCTTTTGCCAGCACCAGGCGGGCCAGCCATGAACACCGCTTTGTAGGTGTAGGGGTCAAAAACTCCCTCTTGTATGTCGGGCGTGATAAACTCATGAATTCGCATGTGAGTATTTATCG